CGGTCCAGCTCGTTTGTGTAATCCAGCATCTTTGACTTTGCGGATGCTATGAATGCTCTGAGAGGTTCGGTTGCTTCTTGCTCGATATTCATGAGCTGCTTCTTGTATTGGTCGATCGGGATGGTGACAATCTTGCGAGCTTCCTCGATGGCCTTAATGGCATCGTTTGCTTCTTTGATTGCTTGGCTGGTGTTGTTGTAATCGCTCACGTTGGAAACGCTGAAGCAATCGCCATCGATGCTCATCGTGTCAATTAGCGCATGGGCTTGCAGAACCTTTGGCGAATTTATCGCTGCGTATAGATTCTGAATTGGAATTTGTATCTTTGCAATGCTGTTCATGTGTGTATGCATAGTAAAAGCCGAGCCTTTTTGAAGTGGGGCTCGGCTTTTTGGTTTATGTTAGAAAGGGCTTGAGTCGTTTGAGAATAATGCATCAAGATCGCCATCCAATGAATCGCTTGCAGATGACTGATATACCGGAGCGGCAACCTTTGCAGGCTTGCTTACGCGAGCAATCCACTCATCGCTCTTGCGAATGTCTTCTTGGATGAACTCTGGGAGCTTGCCAAATACTTCGCCATCGTGCTCAGTTGAATCATAAGCAAGGAGCTCATTATATGCTGGAGGGCACTGCATGCCTTTTGGCATTGGAGACACGCTCATGATGTTGGCATAGGTCTTATCTTCTTTGCCGTTGTGTGCAATGTTAACCAAGGCACTTTTGCCAAGTAGTGTGAAGATTTCGAACTCGCCAGCTTGCTTGTCGGTCATCTTCTTGCCAGCCCATGATTCGATAAACTTGCGCATCGATGACTTTTCGCCCATGTTGAGGTTGAAGATTGTCTTCACGATGAAAGGCTGCTCACCATTCTCTTCCTTGAAGATTGCCGTCTCTGTTGGCAATTCAAATACGAATTGAACTTTGCGTTTTTTGCTGCCCCACTTTTCGTCGAGGGTTGTGCCCTTGTCAATGATTTGAATTAGGACTGCTGGATAAGCCCCCTCAGGAGCGATTTGGCGTGTGCCGCCTGTTGAACTGTTTACTGGTGCTTTCATGTTTAAAAAAAATTAAGGATTAAAGATTAGTAATTAATGCGTCTGTTGCCTGATAGTGCAACTGCTCAGTGACAATTGCGAAGTTGTTGTGGAATTCTTCCATGTCGCAAGGATCATAGATGCGTTTCTCGGGTGCTGTGCCGTGCTCGATTGAGCGGTGGTACTGGCGTGAAAGATTTGCGGCCTGCGAATCGCAGCGAGTGTAAAGCCCTTTGATTGGGCCATCGTTTACAATCATCACCAGCGTGCCGGTTAAGTGATTGTAGTGAAAGAATTCAGTGCCCTTCCAATTCTTGAAGGTCGTTGCTGTTGAGAGTGGTTTTTGCATGATTATTTAGATTTGAAGTGTTTAGAAAGAAATGGGGGCGGTTAGGGCCCCCGTGAGAGTTAGGAAAATGCTGGAGCCATTGAGTAAGTACCTAAAGCCATAACGTACTCATTGCCATTGTAGCCTACTTTTACTTTTTTGCGTACAATGTCTTTGTACCCTTTTACTTTAAGGGTTACAAAATCACCCTTGCGAGTTAATACTTCGGCTGTAAATACGCATTCTGAATCGCAAATGCTTACCGCTTTAATTACTGTTCCTGCTTTGATTGTTGTTGTTGTCATGGCTGTGATTGTTTCGTTGTTTTGTTGAGGCAAATGTACACCCCTTTTTTGAATTCGCAAGCGAAAAACAAAGAAAACAATAAACCACCAGCGTAAAAAAACGCAAGTGCCTGAAAATCAACGCAATTATTTTATGCGTGTCAGGCCGAAACCAATAAACGCCCCGAGCCCAATCTTGGCCGCATCGGTTTGATACCACTTTTTATCCTGGCGAATCACAACATTGCTGATGCCAGTCACGCTCACATAAGGGTTGTCGACTGCAATGCGAACAACCTTGTCACGCTTTCTCAAAATAGAGCCTTTACGAAGCGTATCTCCGATGGCAACAGTGTAAGCTACCGGAATTATCATTGAGTCAATCTGAAGCCTTCCTACGCGGTTAATCGTGCCTCCTATCGATAGCCATTTACCTTCACGCCCGAATGATCTTGGCAGGCGCAAATGCGGAAAGCTATCGATGTACACCGTGTCACCAAGTTCGAATTCGGTTTGAATCACTGTCTTGGTCCTGTACTGCACGGCTTGGCTTGCTTTGATCTCCAGCTTGCTGTTTATCTTTTCAAGCTCTGCAAACTTGCGCTCGCTGCTCACAATGGTTTGCGACTGGCTGTAAATCTTGGCCGAGTCCTCAGCAATTCGCATGGTGTATTCGTCATTGGCATTGCCAAGCCGCTCCAGTTCAACCTCGGTTGAGGCCAAGCTTCCGCAAGTTCTGATCAGCATCAAGGCAAGGACAATCGTAATTGTCACCAAATAAAGCCTGCTTAAGTTAGGTTGTTCCATTGCTTACAAATTGCATAACTTCGTTAAATCGCACCATGTAAAGATCCTTGTTTCGCAAGTTTGAAAGCAGTATCTGGCTCGCAACTTTCAGCGGCATGGCCCTTTCTAAGATGTAAACCGCAAGCACCTTCACCAGCCGCTCGTCACATTCATCATCAGTGCTTGGTAAGTAGGTGTGTGCTTCATTCATAGCTGTCTTGTTGCTTTCTTTACCAGAAGCCTGATCACTTCATCAAGCTTCTGCACGCTGTCTGCTATCATCTCCATAATCCCTTTGCGCTCTACCTCTGTAATTTCTTTGTGTTCCATGATCATCTGCACCAAGCCACCAATGGAAGTCAATGGCTGGCGAAGCTCGTGGCTCAACATGAAGCGAAACTCTTCCAGAAGGATCTTCTGCCGCTCATGTTCATGCGAGCTTATCGATGTCACATCGACCAACTGAATGCCAATCATGTGCACGCTGTTCATGATTGAGTAAACATTCCACATGTTGTACCGCTCAGATGACATCTTCTGGCGTGTCTTGGAATAGACTCTTATCGGATCCGGTGCTTTGCTCTGTGCTTTCCTGATTGCTCCAAGCATCTCATCACGATCACTGTCATTGGCTGCAATGTCCAATATATTGCCGGGCTTAATATGACTTACGTATTCGCGAAACAAATCATTTGAGGTGACAATGTTTCCATCCCTGTCGGTAATCACATAGAAGAGGTCGATGCTCGCCTCAAGGATGTGCAGTGATGCCATAAGACAAAGATAAGCCTTATGCCCTTAGCTCGCTTCGCAGATCATTAAATAAATTGCTCCAGGCAGCACCGCAACCCATCAAGTATTTCGCACTCATCCACAGGGCAAAGCTAAACACAACACCATTCAGGAGTATATCGTAGTTCATAGGCTCTTCAATATCTTGCGTGTTTCTTACAGGCTGAGGTTTGAGGGTGTAGTACGTTGGTGCTGGGTATAAAGATACATCGCAGGGCTGAATGGTATCGAATGCGGTAAGTTCACGCACTGGCTTTGGCTGTGCCATGACGAACTCGAAGCTTTCACGATTAGCTTGCTGAAAGCTTGTGTCGGCATTTGCAACCTCCCAGCTCATGGTGTCTACATTCACCTTGTTATGGCGTGCAATCTTGATGGTATCTCTACGAACTTGCTGCATCGTCTTTGGCTTTTGGAATGTACCCTGCTGCGATTAGCGTTGCTACAATTGCCGCAAGGGTTTCGGTTGAAATGACTTTGAAGATTAGCAAAAAGATTGAAACTAAAATCATAAGGCTTCCGATTGTGCTACGCCAATGCTTGACAATTATGTCTATGATTCGCCTTGGTTTAGTAACACCTTTTCGCATGAGTTAAAATACGCGAAAGCATTGCCTGTGTTGGGGCAATTGCGCCCTAAACTTTACAAAGTGAGAAATAGAGATTAGCCTCTTCGCGTCTGCGATTGGTTAGCCCTGCAAGCACCTTGCCGCCTGCCTTGTTCCATCTTAGGAACTCATCAAGTATCGAAGGGTCGGCATGGTTAGCTTTGGCTTTCTTCAGCAGCGTGGATTTAATCAGCGCACCCGTGCCGACATTGTACGCAAAGCACACCAAAGCATCGAACTGGCATTGATTAATATTCGGTAGGTGCTTATTTACCGCCGCTTCGAATGGCTCAAGCGTGGCAAGTAGCAATTGAGTTGCTTCCTTTTCGCTTGCGAGCTTTTCGCCTAAAATTACTTTCTTGCCGTTCGGGTAGCGTGTACTTCCGTAGCCTATGGTAACTACGGAAGCTGGGCAAAGGTAGGAGCTAAGCCGCAAGCCCTCATACTTCTTGATTAGATTAAGACCAAGTAGCGAGGTGCTGCGCATTTAGATTATAACGTATTGAAGGATTGCTTGGATGAATTGAAATGATGCACTATTTGATAAAGATATTACTTGCATTTCAATTTGACTACCTGCAACATCGGCAGAAATATTCCAACCTTGAAATTCTCCATCGCCTATGCTATTATAAGAAATAATTCCAAAGGCATCTTTGGCGTTTGCAAAATTTGATGCAATAGGCAAGTCCAATGTAAAGTTAGCAACAGATTCCGCACCATCCATCTGCACATCTAAGAATAAGGTACAAGTTACAACAGTACCAACACGCGAATAGTTACCTGCTAAAACACCAATAACTGGATTCGTGCCACCTGCATTTGTAGCCGTTGGATTCCAAGCACCGCTTTCGATGTCGGGCAAACCGCCTACAAGATTTTGCACTTCAATCTGCTTGCTTGTGTTCGTGCTTGTGTCAACGATGTACATAATGTCATCGCTTGCCGCAGTTCCTAATGCTGGTAAATCGGTTACTTTAACGCCTGCCATAGTTGTAAAATTTGCCCACTAATTTACAAATTATTCAGATACGAAATGGCATCTTCCGAACTATCAAATTGTTTATCGTTGAAAGTAGTGCTTGTGGTCGCAAAGCAATACACGCCTGCTTCACAAGTAATATGCAAACTTTGTTCGTCCACTATCTCCCAATTTGGAGCGATTAGTTGCGCATCGATTTCGCCATCCGCAACGGATGAAAAAAACTGAATAGCCTTCGATGTGATGTTTACGTTTATCATAACTTTTCGATTGAATACATTGAGCCAAGATTAGTATCTGTTGCGCTTGTAGATTGAATTGCAAAGACAATGTACCGCGCAAGCGTCCAATTTATCGCGCAAGTTGTGATGCCAGTAAACTGCCCAAAGTCCTGCGCTTGGTTAATTGCAATTGCCGCTACCTCTGTATTGTTGGTTGATGTCTTAATTGCTAAAACCCTTGTAATTTGATTGTATGCGTTTGTGTTGTTCGGGTTATTATATGCTGCAAATTGAATAGGCGAACCAACTAAGTCGGGTGTTGAATTGACGTAAATCCTCAAAACTTGATTCCCGTTCGTACCCGTTTTTCGTGTTCGATAAATAACGCGAATGACATCGCCTGCTGCAAATGTGTTGGCAGGTATTAGCTGAGTATAAACCGCCGTGTTAAGCGTGCCAACATATCCTGCCGTATCAATAGCGGATTTATACACAACTGTCAAGGTCGGGAACGTTGCAAGCGTGCCATCGCCTCGCACATAATCAGCAGTCGTGCCGCTTGGCGTGTTAAACTTGCCGTTAAATGTAGTCCAATCGCCGCTGCTTAATGCGCCTCGATTGCTTGCGCTGGCAGTTGGCAAGTTGAAAGTATGAGTAT